AAAGAATCAGTCACATAATGACCAATTATAATCATACCAGCTCCATGCCGGTATGGATAGCCAGATAGTCGACCATGATGTCTGCCCACGGATAGGAACCCGAGGACGTAGACCATAGCAAACTCCTGCAATCTTTGCAGCCGTATTGTACCGAGAAGATCCTAAATTAAAGGATCGGGGTTTTTGAACTGCAGACTTAACACGTCTTCGCCCAAGTAAATACTCACCCGCTCGCTCTTTAGCTTCCAAGCGAGAGCAAATAATGACAGCATCACCAAAGCCAGAAGGCCCATAGTAACGCATGTCAGCAGGTATGTATCGGAGAAGAACGGTCCATGTTCGGCGTAAGAGAGGATCACAAAAATTATCGTGGCCCCCTGCAAAACGTTTAGAAACATGCCGAATACCATTAAGTAGCCCAAATATCTCAAACGGGTGACCATAGTTTACCTCCTTCATAAAAAAAGGTCGTACGTTGATTCCGTTAAAGTAATCGTGGCCACAAGACTCGCGGAAGCGACCTTCAATGAAGGACTTCTCAGAGTTTACCTCGAAACCTGCATACTCGAGAGATTCAAGTACGACATTAACAATCCCGGTAGGGACTATCAAGTCGTCGCCAAATGCAAAGACACGGTTAGTGTCATCGCAGGCATCTCGACAGGCAAGGAGAATAGTATAGAAGATAAGCGTCTCAAGCTCAAAGGTATAACCGTTACCCATGGATGAAAATTTCTCATTTAAGTGAAATTGTCCATTAGGTAATTTAGTATATTCTGAGCGTAAGGAAGCTAATCGTTCATACCAATCTCCAGGTAAGAGTTGTTTAACCAACTCATAAGAAATGGTATCGGAAGCGCTAGCTAAATCGATAGTAGCGTAACTTCCATCGATCGAACCTAAATAAGCATAATGTCTATTGACATCTGCCTGTTTAGAAAGGTCGAGCCCGTGCAGTCTCAGCCGATTCCTTATGTAGGAACCATGCATAAGTTGTAACGGTGCAACCGAGTTAGGTTCGATGCAAATACACCGGTCTGTCTTCGCGTTCTTAGGAACAAAATGAAGCTCATTCCAGTTTGTAAATGCAATAGCTAGAGATTGGTGAACAGAAAATGGTGCCTCAGCGTCTAAGTTGCAAACTGCAGCTAACCAACGAGGGTTCGCTTTGATCACTTCCCAGACAAGAGGTAGAGCATCTCTGCTACACTCTATATTACTAGAGAATTTTGTTAATATGTTAACCTCACTCCCCCTACAAGTGCTTGTAGCACCAGGGCCGAACTTAAGGGTCATGTCACGTACCTCTGGCAGTTTGCCAAGGATCTTCTGTATTTTTAGGCTTGCAGCGGATAAAATTCCACTGAGCCGGGCATTGCGCCCTACAGGATTGACTAGTCGCTGATTAGTCCGTGAACATAACTCTTCGGCCTCCATAAACTTTTCAAATGCAACCTTCTGCGTATCAATAGCAGTAGGTAGACCATTAGCCTTTTTCAGAAATGAAATGGCTTGATAGTCTAATTGAAAAGAATAGGCAGATTCGTAATTACTAGGATCTACCGACATGTTGATAAGCTCTTCCCAAGCTCCTTTTTCAAGGAGTTCGAGACATTTGAGCGATATCGGTGTGTTTAGATCTTTGTAAAGACGAGTAGCAACAGCTATAGTTTGCTTAAGAGCAAATTTGAATGTATGTGAAGACATATATCCATATCCTTTTCATGGTAAGTCATTAGAACGCCGGAGACATATTCTCAATAGCATCGCGCACAATGGTATTATCCAGAGCGTTAGCGATGTAACGAGAAAGATCTTTCCGTTCTTGTACAGACATAGTGTCAGGTAGAGTAATATCTACCGTAGCGATGCCAGTATGGATGACTGAGAAAAGGCCGTCAGCTGATAACTTCGGGGTAGTGACTTTCAACTGAACCTTCGTCGACTTATTAGAAGTACGACGAACAAGTTGAGTCAGATTCAGATAACCGGCATAAACACCGGCAGTCTTCTCGACCCAACGTGCTGGAATGTCAAGGCCCGCTTGGGCAGTGACAACTTCAAAGGTTTTGTTGACAGGCGTTGTTTGGCCATCGGCCAAAATAATGTTAGCAATAGCAGACATTGAGGATTTCTCCAAAGAGGTTATAGAAAAGGTTCTTGGTTTGTTTCTCACCTGCCAAAAGATTGGCGTAACAAGGCGAGAGCAGACAGAGCGTGCGAAGTAGATAATGGATTCTTAGCCCTAGGATATGGCAAGGAAGGAATAGACAACGTACGATTTTTTATACGTTGAAAATACCGACCGTGCTGTTCTCCATAGGCATAATCAGCCTTGGAAGGCTGTATATTAACTACTTTACTCTCAACGCTACCTACCCGTTTAAAGGTGGTTGTAGTACTTTTTTGACTAAGTGATAAACCTAGCAGTGAGTTCTGCATCTGCAGCCACTGGCCGATTGGAATAAACCAATCGACAACAAAAGAGTATGGGAGTAGCTCCCAAGCGAGAAGAGCAGGATTAGTCAGTCCTAGCTGTGAAGCGAAGACGACACTAGGATCAGACACGGTTACATGAGCTTTTACAACGCAAGAATATGTGTAAACCTCCTCGCGGAGGTACTCAAGTTCAAACGCATTGTACATAAGCAAATTAGTACGTGCCTTAGACTTAGGCAATGCGACAATATTACGAGCAGAAGCCCTAACCTTAATAGGCGGGGGCGCAATGTTCGCTATACCCATCGCAGAATAGACATCCGATAATAAGGGAGTCCAGCCATAAGTATATTCAAGCCAAGCACTAGAAGCAGAACCGGAGGATGCAGATCCAGTAAATGGATTACGTCCTCTTCGAAAGCTCCTATACGCATTGGCAAGCCTAGCTGCTGTATTAGCCACTAAATTAATAGTTTGTTGGCGTTCAGCAAA